CCGGTGCGACGAAATACCTGAGTTGCTGGTGGACTTTGCCGAACATGCCCTTTTCAAAGCTATCGAAAAAGGCAGCATCCCGGCAATTATCTTCACCCTCAAAACCCGTGGCAGACACCGGGGATGGATTGAAAAAGCAGCCGACGCACCAGTTGAGCAAAAAGAATCCATCTTCGCCAAAATCGAAAAACTCAAAGCGAGTTAATGACCGAAGGGGCTCAAAGCTACATTGATAGTGTTCTATCCGGCAAACGCAATGCCGGAAAGCTGGAGCGGCTTGCAGTCGAGCGGCATTGCAAACTATTAAAAGAAAAGGCCTACCGCTACGACAGCAAAGCCGCTGAAATCGCCATTCTGATAACTCGAATGCTAAAGCACACTTCCGGCGATTATTACGGCAAAAACTTTCAGCTCCTTGGATGGCAGGAATTTATCCTTTGCAGCTTGTTTGGATGGAAGGTAAAGAAAACAGGCAAAAGGCTGTTTCGAAAGGCTTATATTGAAGTGGCAAAGAAAAACGGCAAATCCGAACTCGCTGCCGTGCTTGGACTACTCGGCTCCTTTTTTGATGGTGAGGCCGGGGCGGAGTGTTATTCCGCTGCCAACAAATACGATCAGGCAACAATATGCTGGGGGGCCGCCCGGTCCATGGCTCAACAACTTTCAGCCGAAGACCGCGACTTTGCCCGGATTTGCAAAATATACGACTCTATCAACACCCGGCAACTGCAAAACCTATCCAACGACAGCTTTTTCAAACCCCTGGCAGCCGATTCCCGTACTTTGGACGGCGTGCGTCCTCACTTCGCCATTATTGACGAGTTCCATGAAGCAAAAGACGACAGCATCCTGAGAAACCTGTCGTCTGCAATGGTGAACCGCTCTCAACCCATGCTGGTAATCATCACAACAGCCGGATTCAACATCAATGGCCCATGCCACCGCTACCGAATGACCTTGGAGGCCATATTGCAGGGCAAAAGCAAAGACGATACGACCTTTGGGGTAGTTTTTGCAGCCGACCCAAGTGATGACTGGAAAGAAAAAACCACCTGGCAAAAATCCAATCCCTCCATCGGCCAAACACCCACTTGGGAAGGCCTGGAAAGCGAGTTTAACAAAGCACTAATCGAAGGCCAAAGCGCGGAAATCAACTTTAAGACAAAGAACCTAAACCAATGGGTGAGGCAGGTAAAGACTTGGATACCCGACGAACTTTGGACAGCCAATCAAATAGATGCAGATATTAACGACTTTGCAGGCCGTGAGTGCTTTTCCGCTTTCGATTTGGCAGCAACCCGCGATATTACCGTAATTGGCCACCTCTTTCCACCCTTGGAAGAAAACGGCAAATTTCACTTTTTCGCCTCGTACTTTGTCCCTGAAGAAAATGCCGAAATCCGTTCAAAGCGCGATCGGGTCCCATACCTGGACTGGATTGCGTCGGGCAACCTTGTTGCGACTCCTGGGGACGTGCTTGATGAAGACTACGTAGTTGACCGCATGATTGCCGACGCTGACCGCTTCAAGGTTCAAAAACTCTATTACGACCCTTGGCAGGCCTCGGCAATAGCCCTTCGGTTGCAAAACGAAAACGCACCAGTGGAACCTTTTCGGCAAACGGTGACTAATTTCAACGAGCCTGTCTCCTGGCTTGAAAAAGCCATCAGCAAAGGTATCCTGAACCATCAAAACGAAGAAATTCTCCGCTGGATGGCCGGAAACGTCGCTATGCGTACCAACTCGACAGGCTTAAAAATGCCTGACAAACAGCATTCCCGCGAAAAAATCGACGGAATTGTCGTACTTTGCATGTGCATTGCCGGATACTTAAACAGCATTGCAGGTGATGAGCAAAGTGTTTACAATACGGATAGGTTTGAAGGCTTTTTAAGAATGTAGCTTTTTGGGCTATGAAACCGATAAAAGAGATGACAGACCGCGAAATATTGCTGGAAATCCGGTATTTGAACGACCCGGAGGGATATTTTGGCGCAATTGCCGCATTTACGCACCAAAACAACGTTAGCCAGGAAACCGCATGGCAAACAATCGAAAAACGCCGCGAAGACCTTGGCATAAAGCATAGATTTAGCACTTATGGGTCATTCCGTGCCTCCAAAACCCGTTTTTGCCAATCCGGTGGCATGTTCCGGCTAAATCCAGATGAATAGGTTTTATTAGGATGCTGAATTTTTGTTTTTGAGCCCTGCACGCCCATTTGCAGGGCTTTTTTGTTGTTTTGCTTAACAAATAACCCCCGAACTTTGCACGAAAGGTGCAATTTATGGCATTTGGTGAGCGGTTTCGGGGCTATGCAGGTGCAATGGCAGGTACATTGCAGGAGAAACGCATTGCCCAAATCGTACAAAATGCGGTAAAACAGAGCCTGGAAAACCCTTCCATCTCCCTCACAGAAGCCACATTAGGCAGCCTTTCCCGCTCAAAATCGGGTGCAAGCATAGACAAAGAAACCATCTTAGGAATTACAGCTTTTTGGCGTGCCGTTCAAATCCTTTCAGGTGTTATCGCATCCCTTCCCATCGACGTGTATCAAGTCACCGAGGACAGTGCAACAAAGCTCCGCACGCATCCAATCAGCCGCCTGATCAGCAAATCGCCCTCACAGCTATGCACTAAATTTGACTTTATGCAGACCCTTGTGCTGCATCTGGTCATGTACAACAATTTCTACGGGCAAATCCTACGACGTGGCGACGGACGTCCTGCATCTATCCGCATACTGGACCCAGAACCAGGCAAAATCAAAATAAACGAAACGGAAACCGGAACCGTTACCTACCGATACAAATTAGACGACAAAAGAGAAATTCGTATCCCTGCTGAAAACATGCTGCACGTCTCCGGCTTATCCTGGAACGGCTTATCAGGTATCTCCATAATGGAAACTTTTCGCGAAACGTTCGGAACGGCCATTTCAAGCATGGATTTTGTCTCCAACTTTTACAGCAACGGCGCAATGTTATCAGGAGCCGTTACAGTGCCTCAAAAGCTCGACGCAGAGAGCTATTCCCGCATGAAAAAAAGCTGGAAAGAAAGTTATGGGGGCACGGCAAATGCAGGAAGCACGGCAATTCTCGAGCAGGGCGCAACGTACACCAAAATCGGACTTTCTCCCATTGAGGCAGGCATAGAAAGCGCAAAGCGTTTCACCGTAACGGATGTTTCCCGCATAACGGGCGTACCGCAATATTTGCTGGAAGACTTGGAGCGCGCAACGTTTAACAACATCGAAGAACTCGGCATATCCTTCCGCACTTACACCCTTTACCCGTTATGCCAAAATATCCAGGCCGAATTTTCGCGCAAACTTTTGAGCAACGCAGAGCAAGACGAATACGAAATTCGCATAGACCTTGCATCCTTGCTACGTGCCGACTCCGAAGCCAGGGCAAAGCGGATAGACGCCCTGATGAAATGGGGAATTATAAACCGGGACGAAGCAAGAGCGGAGGAAGGCCTCAACCCGATAGCGGATGGAACCGGGCAGGACTATTATATTCCGCTAAACATGGTAAACCCGGCAAACCCGGACGGGCAACTTTCCTTATTTGGCAACTCGCAAACAGATACCAATGCAAATCCAGGATAAATATTTTCGGGCTTACTACGACAAAGAGGGCAATACGGGCGAACTCTACCTTTATGGGTATATAGGCCAAAAGGCCGACCCGTTTTATGGAGAGGACCCGGAGGAGGATATAACGGATAAAGCCGTTGTAAAAGCGATCCGAGAACTGGAAAAGCAAACCGGGCGTATTAACATCCGCATAAATTCCCCCGGTGGCTCGGTGATGCACGGAGACCCGATAATTACGGCAATACGCAACAGCAAAGCCGAAATTCACACCTACGTCGATGGTATTGCCGCTTCGATGGCCTTTGACATTTGGGCTGCTGCAAAAAATCGTCATGCAAGCATAAACAGCAAGTTGATGATTCACGCCACAGGCGGTTTTGCATTCGGAACCGCAAAAGATATGCGTGCCGCTGCTGACATGCTCGATAAATTCGACCAAAGCGCAATTTCCACCTTTGCCGACGCTACTGGCATGAGCGAAGAAGAAATCAAAAAGGAATTTTACGAAGACTACGCAGACCACTGGCTTACTGCAAAGGATGCCTTGGAAATGGGCTTAATTGCCGAAATCGAAAATTACGAAACAGCCCTGCCAGTGCAAAACCCGGAAAAATACAGCTACCGGGAATTATTGGAGCAGGCAACTAAATTTTATACCGATGCCGAACAAGCCAAAGAGACCAAAAAAGCCGAAAGGCAAAAAATAGAAGAAGAATCCTGGCGCGAAGACCATTTGCGCCGTTTAACCCACTTAATGAATTTAATCAAATGAGAACTGAAAAGGAAATTTTGGAACAACGCGCCAGGGTCCACTACCAAATGCAGGACCTTTTGAAGCGCGCAAAAGAAGAAGGCCGGGCAATGACTGCTGATGAAGACGCGCAGTGGAACAAGGCCGACGAAGATTTTAAGGCTTACACTGCTGAACTTGAGCGCGTCCGCATCCTGGCAGACCGTTCTGCCGAACTTAACCGCGTTGACGAAACGCCCGCCCCCGTTCTTCCAGGTGCATCGAAGCAACAAGACCCGAAAGATGCCTACCGTGCATTCTTTACGCGCTTGATTACCGAAGCCCCAATGACGCACGGCGAAGCGAAGCGACGCATTGCAGCCGACGACGTAACGCGTGCCGTTACTTCTACGCAGTCGGACGGTGCTTATGTTATCCCGGAGGAATTCATGCGGGAACTCGAAGTAACTCAGAAAGCCTTTGGCGGTATGTTGCAGGCAGGCCG